GACAATCGTTTTGAGGTGACCAACGGCAACGCCCACGTTCAGAATGACGCAATCCTGGGCGGCAATAACCGGGTGGTTAGCCCATCGGATATCCTATGAAGGCCGCGGAAAACCTCAAGCTGGGCTGGCTGATCGGTACTGATGATAGCGGCAAGGTCTATCAAATGCGGGATTGGACCGACATGATTGGCGTCTGCGGTATGGATTGTAAGAAGGGCGAAGAGGTTAAGGTGCTGAGTGATTACGATTCAGTCATGGAAGCTTTGATGCGTGATGCAGCGGACCGGCAATGAGCCAATTTCTAAATGCCAAGGATTTGATGGATTTCGAACGGGATATCGAACAGCTATTTGCGGCTGGTGCGATCAAATCTCCGGTACATTTGGCCGGTGGCAACGAACACGAACTGATCCGTATCTTTTCCGGCATTAAAAGCTATGACTGGGTGCTGTGTACTTGGAGGGCGCATTATCATGCATTACTGCGAGGTGTACCGCCCACACAGGTCAAGAAGGCGATTCTTGACGGCCATAGCATCGCTTTGTGCTTCCCTGCCTATAAATTTCTTTCGTCAGCGCTTGTCGGTGGCATCTGTCCCATTGCCACTGGAATTGCTTGGGCCATCAAACGTCGTCACGGTCGGGAAGTGGTACACTGTTTCGTGGGTGACATGGCCGTCCGAACTGGCATCTACCATGAATGTCAGCAGTACTGTATGGGACACGACTTACCTGTCCACTGGATCATCGAGGATAACGGGAAGTCGGTGACCACGAATACGCGCGAGGTTTGGGGGAAGGGCGTGTTCAAGACGGCACCAGACAAGACGGTCTATCAATATGAGCTTAACCGCCCCCACGTTGGCATCGGAACGTTTGTCGTATTTTAGTGCGTTGTGCGAGGCGATGAAGCTTTGCGCGCGCCGTGATGCGATCTTTATCGGTCAGGGTGTAGGGCTGCATGGCGGTACGACCATGAGCCAAACGCTGATCCATGCGATCCCGTCACAGCGCTGGGAGTTTCCGGTCGCTGAAGATATGCAGATGGGTTTCTGCATTGGTATGGCACTGGAAGGCCTGTTGCCGGTCTGTATCTTCCCGCGGTGGAATTTCTTCTTATTGGCATGGAACCAAGCGATCAATCATCTCGATCGGCTGCCACTGTATTCTTACGAGGGATACAATCCGAAGGTGATTATTCGCACGGCTATTCCGTCCACGATACCTTTTAATCCTGGGCCGCAGCATGACGATGATTTCACTGAGGCCTTTAGTCTGATGACGCGCAGGATCAAGGTGGTGCGGCTAGGGAATGTAGAACAGATTATTCCGGCCTATAAGGCGGCCTTGGATGAGAACGGATCGACGTTACTTGTTGAGTATACTGATTGCTATAAAAACGAACGGGCGAAGGGATGAGGCAGTGGTTGTTTGCGATAATGGGTGCGATTGCCTTGGGAGTTGGGCTTGCTAGATCGTATCAACGTGGAACTATCATTTTATCGCTAGCAATTCTGTTTGCGCTTTATACGGCTATTGGTCTTATAACTCTGGACGCAAAGCGTTACCTCTGGTGGTACAGGGAAAAGCCAGGGCCGAAGCATGAATAAGGACTTCTATCATGTCACCATCCGGTTCGGTGCTGGTATTCCGAACTCAACGCAAGGTGAAGTGATGTTGGATTTGGAAAAAGCGCTGCGGGCGCGCGGTTTGCCGGCTGAAGTCTTCAAGGATAGCATGGGCGATGACAGCAAGTTGCGTCGTGCGATGACGCCAGAACAGCGGGCGAAGCTATGAGCGACATCCATGAATACCTTTTGGACGGCACGAAAGTTGGTTGGTGGCGCGATCGTGTTGAAGCGTGGCAGCGAGGAGAGAAAATTGCGCCCGTATCGATGGATGTCGCTTGGACACGGCGGTGTCAGGCAGCGTGTACGTTTTGTTTCTCGCAAATGCAAGCCAGTGAAGGTGGCGAGATTACCAAAGAGATCGCCTTGGACTACTTGGACGATGCCGCAGAAATTGGCGTCAAGGGGATATCGCTTATCTCGGACGGCGAGAGCACTTTGGTTCCCTATTACGCTGAAAGTATTGAACACGCAGCCAAGCTTGGCATTAAGATCGGAGTTGGCTCGAACGGTATTGCGCTTACGCGCCCGGTCCTAGAGCGCATCCTTCCCCACATCTCGTATCTCCGCTTCAATTTTAGCGCGGGCGAACGCAAGCGTTACGCTGAAATTATGGGAGTGAAACAGGTATTCTTCGACCGCGTCGTGCAGAATATCAGGGACGCTATGGAGATCGTAAGGCGCGACAATTTGCAATGCACAGTCAATATGCAGATGGTCACCATGCCGTCGATGGGCGACCAGATCCTGCCGCTGGCTAAACTTGGTCGCCAGCTTCGACCACACTATGTGATCTTTAAGCATTGTTCGGATAACGAAGATGGCTTCCTGGGGATGGATTACAGCAAGTATGACGCACTTTACGAAACATTCAAGCAAGCAGAAGCCATGGGGGATGAGGACTTACGCATCATAGTCAAGTGGAATAGGCTGGCCGATGAAGGAAAGCGACAGTACTCGCGATGTCTTGGACCTCCATTTCAGTTACAGATTTCAGGCAATGGATTGGTGTCTACATGCGGTTTTCACTTTAATTCCAAGTACAGGAAATTTCACATGGGGTGGATCGCTGGTGAAGAGAAACAGCGATTCAAGGCAATCTGGGAAAGTGATCGATATTGGGAGATCGTTCGATACTTAGCATCGGATGAATTCGATCCGCGGTCTAGATGCGGCACGCAGTGCTTGCAGACGCATACTAATAAGTGGCTGTTCGACTACACTGAAGGTAAGCGAGACTTTCCGGCCTCGCCGGCTCCGCCGCATCTGGAGTTTCTCTAGTGCTGGTTAAGGACGATGCGCATTATTGGTATCCAATCCCTATCATTACTGATTGGCTGACTGACCATGTCATCGCCCCGCGGCAATTGGTGGTCGATGTTGGTTGTGGTCATAACCCGTTCCGGCGAGCCGATATCGGCCTAGACCGGGTCGATCGCACGGAATTGGAGAAGGCTTGGAAGGCTATGGATATCGAGCCACCACCGGAAAGCTTCCGGTTGGTGAGGCATGATTTCGCTCGTACAGCGCTGCCATTTGACGACAAGGAAGTAGATTTCATTTATTGCCGGCACACCTTAGAGGATATGCATGACCCGTTTTTATTGATGGCTGAGATGCAGCGGGTCGCCAAGGCGGGCTATATCGAGACACCGTCGCCGGTCTGCGAGATTGCGCGCGGGGTGGATGGTGGCCCTAATGCGTACTGGCGTGGTTACCACCATCATCGTTTTATTGTCTGGGAGAATGAGGGAAGCCTGAACTTCATTACCAAATTTCCGATGATCGAACATATCCAGTTTGATGAAGACAGGATTGAAAGTGCGCTTCGCGGCAGTCCGTTGTTGTGGAACACCTATTATCTATGGAAAGATGAGATCCGCTGGAAGCATTGGGAAATGCCGTTGGACTTCGAATTCTGGACTGATTATCCAAAATTGCTGGTTCGATCGGCGACCGAAACCCTTAAGTCAGCGCAAGCTTTTAGCCGCATGGTCGACAAGCAAAGGCAAGCAGCATGAAAAGCGTCTTTATCTTTGTGCCGGCATTCGGCCAGCAAATCAGCGCTTCAACGTTTATGACGACGCATAATCTGGTTCAGGTGCTTGGATCGCGAGGCATTGGTGGTTCGGTATCGACTTTGAGCTTTCCGGATATTGCCGAGTTGCGATCGATGGCGGCCACGATCTGGTTCGATACCATGCCGAACTTCGATTACTTGCTGTTTATCGACGCGGATATGGCGTTCCCGTCCGAGATGGTCTTGGACATGATGCTGTTGGATGAGCCGATCGTGGGGGCGATCTATCCGCAGCGGAAGATCCCGCCGTCCTGGGCCGGGTCCGGCAATGGGGATTATTCGACGCAACGCCGCGGCAATTTCATGTTGGTCGAAGGGGTTGGCATGGGCTGCACGCTGATCCGGCGCGATGTGATGGTTAAGTTCGTCCAGGCTATGCCGGAATTGATTGATACGCGGCTTAGGCTGCATCCTGCCGTGCAGATGCTGCAAGCTGCCGGCTGTAACCGGCTAATCCGCGCTTTTGAGAAGCTTGAGATACCGGATCGCGGCATAGTCAGTGAGGATCTGTCGTTTTGCATTCGCTGGGGGAGGATGGGCGCACAGGTCTGGGCGGCAATTAACTATCGTATATCCCACGTTGGGCCATACGATTATGCCGGCTGTTATCTGGAATGGGCGAACGAACAGCAGAAATTGCTGGCGCAACAGCAGCAAATGATGGCTCAGTCGCCGCCGATTGTGCCGTCCTCATCGCCATCGATTGTCGTGCCGCCCGGTGCAAACGGTCCGGATCGGACTGTGCTTCAGGCCGTCGCTTGACATTTTAGTGAAATTCTCATTGTATTGCTGTCGAAACCCGGTTCAGATCTGAACCGTTCCTTTCACATTCGCCAAGGCAGTGCTTGTCGGGCGGGGTGCATAACCCGCTCGGAGTCGCTGTTATGGCGAATATTCAATCTCAATTCGGCTTCAAGCACGTCGGGTATGTCAGCGGCGGCGCCCCTGACATGCAGTTGCAGAATTTTACGATCGCGTCGTCTTATGCAACGCAGATCGGGTTCGGCGATCCGGTCACTTTCACGACCTCTCCTGCCGGCACGATTATCCAAGCCACTAATTCGCTGGCGACTACTCAACCGATCGTCGGCATCTTCCAGGGTTGTTATTACATTCCAACGGCTGGCGTTCCGTTGCCGACATGGTCACCGTTCTGGCCTGGATCGGGAGTTGCGCAGAACGCAACGGCTTATGTTATCTCGGCGCCTAATGCGCTGTTCCTCGCTGCATCGCTTCTAACAGCGATCGGAACAAACAATATCGGCTACAACGTAAATTTTACTTCCGGTGCGCCGGTCACGACTGGCGGCGGATATTCAATCGCCACGCTCGATCAATCAACACTGACGACAGGTCTTGGCACTACGTCGAGCTTCCTGCCGTTCAAAGTCTATTCGATGTTCCAGGGAATCGGGAACGGTTCGGACCCGACTACGAACTATAACTGGGTTGTCGTGTCGTTCAATTTCCAACTGAATCGCACGATCACGCACGGTTAACGGAGTAAACCGCAGTGCTTTCGTCGCTTGCCATTTATGATCCGCGAAACGGTGCTTTGAGTGACACCGAATTGGGCTGCAATAAGTCGTTGGCTTACACCACTTTGATGCCAACGCCTGATGCTTTCGATGCGAGTTTCGGTAATGACGCGCGGAAATGGGTGCTGTCCGTTTGTAGCGGCATGAAGGTAATTTTCGACGCGGGTCAACCATTCCAAATTGGTGACCACGTTATTGGTCTTGTCGAAGTCGATATGGTTGACTTCCGGCAGGCTCGCCGGATTAGGAATGAATGCCAGCGCAACCAAACGATGAACCGCCGCGCACTTGGCCTTACCGTTGGCACGAAGAAAAACAGACATATAACCGCGAGTGCCTTCGTAAACAGAAAGCATGCGGGGTTTGACTGGCGAAATGGAGCCAGCTTTGTTGCGGCGCATTCTGGCGATGCCGCGCACACGTCCGAAATTGCTGACTTCGTAAGACGTGGAAAACTCTGCGATCGGCAGAGGTCGCCATTCTTCCTTCATGCCGCATATCTTAGCGGCACATCGCGTTATGCGCAAGGAGGCAATCCGTGCCGATAGCCCTCGCAAACATTAGGTCGGAGCTTCTCCCCGGTTTGTTTGATGTCAGAGGTTCGTATGACATGATCCCGCGTCAGTGGGACAAAGTCTTCACGACGCGCAAATCGAACCTCGCAGTTGAACGCTCAACGCAGATGGCGTTCACTGCATTGCCGTTCCTAAAAGATGAAGGTGCGGCAACTCAATTTGATAACAACGCTGGTGAACGTTTCACTTGGGCGTTTATACATATTGAGGTGAGTTTAGGTTACTCGATCACAAGAAAAGCTATAGATGATAATATTTATAAGGCGCAATTCAATCCAACGAACTTGAAGTTACAAGAAGCGTTTGCGCAATTTAAAGAAATACAAGCAGCAAATATTCTCAATCTCGGCACGACGTATCAAGCTTCGATCATCGGTGACGGTCAAGCGTTGTTCTCGACTGCGCATCCGTTTGATGGCGGCACTTGGGCGAACACTTCGACAGTGCCGAAAAGCCTTAATGAATCGACACTTCTTGCTGATATGACGAACGTTCGTGTTCAGTTTGTGAATGAACGCGGACTTCGTATTTTGTCGCGCGCTCGTCGTTTGATTGTTCCTCCGAATCTTGAACCTATCGCAATACGACTTACCAAGACAGAATTAAGACCGGGCGTGGCAGATAACGACGTTAATGCAATCTTAACTTTATCAGGAGGACTTCCAGAAGGATTTATTGTTCTGGACTTTCTCACGTCAAACTTTGCTTGGTTCCTCACAACAAATATTGAGGGACTGATTCACATGCTGAGAATTCCCTACGAGTCTGATATGTGGGTGGACAACGTAACTGATAACTTACTCGTGAAAGCATATGAGAGGTATAGTTTCGGTTACAACGATCCGCGCGCAGCGTGGGGTGAATTTGCTACGAGCTAACAAATGGCTGAGACAGTATTCCGAGGACCGGGCGTTGTTCTTGGATCGATGTTGGATAGCAGGATCGAGGCCTTCGATGGTCCGTCGATTGGTTATCAAGGCGATCTGATTGGCAATCCAATTTTTTCTCCGCAGCCTAAAGATGGTCTGTCGCCGGGAAGAATGCATGGTTGGTACAATGCATTCTATTCGGTTAGCGTTGATGCTGTACCGTCAGCGTCATCTTCGACATCGATCGGCGTCACCGTAGGTCTTAGTGCGACGGTCGGCGGCTTGGCTACAGGTCTTGTTACTGCTGTTTCCGGTACGGCTGCGAACGTGCCGGTGTTCTGTCCTGGCGTGCCGATTATTCCATTGAACTCGCAGCAAGTGGTAACGGTTGGCGCGATCGACTTCGGCTTTATGACCGGCACTACGACGGCCAACAATTCAACGATTGTTGTGACGGACAATCGCTATTTTACGCTTGGCCAGTGGTTGTGCTTGCCGGGTTGCGGTGGCACCACCAACGTGCCATTGTTCACGCAAGTGATGGGTTTTGGCTCGACGGCCAACGTGACGACGTTGCAAGTCGCACCGTCACCAGCCACTGGGTCGAATAATAACCCGATCGGACAGGGGAATCTCTACAGTCAACTTGTCCCGTATGCGACACCGTTTGGGCCGGCTGCGGCCACGCCGAATGCGGCTGAGCCATATCGTCTTGCGGGTTTAGGCGCGGCTATGGACCCGTGGGCTTGTATAGCACGCAATCTGCAATTCGTATCCGGTGCGGTGCAGACTGGCGTGATTCTGGTCAGTGGCTACGATATTTACAATCAGCCCATGACCGAGAAGATCACTCTTAACGGCAACACTGTAGTGCGTGGCCTGAAAGCTTGGAAATACATTGCGAACATTCAGACGGTTGTAGTTGGCACGACGGCTAATGCGACGTGCAGTGTCGGCACTGACAACAGCATTGGATTTAATATCCGATCCGATCGCTGGGAATTCTCTGACGTGTTCTACAACGGTGGATTTGCAATTAACTCCACTGGGTGGACGGCCGCGGTGACTACGCCTGCCAATAGTACGTCTGGTGATGTGCGCGGCATGATCAATG